CAATACGCGGGCCGTGTCAGCCGCAATCTGGCCCTGCGTCCGCAGGTCATAGCGGCCAGGCATGTTGAAGTTAATGGTAGCCCCGCCNCCGCCCATCATCCGGCGCGTGCTGGGGCTATTGGCGATAGTCCCGTTAGCNGGCGGGATAAACAGNTCCGGCCCGTTCTCGCCCACAAGGTAGGGCGTNCCCATCGACACNGGGCCGCCGCCAGCNTTGCCGCCGCCAAACAGCGAGCCAAACAGCGATGCCAACCCGCCGCCCGAGGAGCCGCCACCAGCGGAACCAAACGAGCCAAACANGNTTTCGGTGAAGTTCTGAGCGATGATTCGGGCNATACCGGCAAGGATGCTGTCCACAAAGGACATGAAGGCATCTTTGGCCGACATGGTGCCACTCAGCAGGTCGCTAAACAGCGTTTCCGTCGCGCCGCGCAGGACGTCCATCCCCTCGGCCACCTTGCGGGTCTTGTCCAAATCATCAAGGGCTGCGGCAATGTCTTTGCCTTCCTTGCTGGCGGCGTCTGCGTTAGCGTAGCGCAAGGCGATAGCCTTTTCGCGCTCTAGATTGTTGAGGCTTAGCAGCTTCGTTTCAAAAGCAATATCGGCCAGCGTATCGTCTACCAGCTTTTTAGCTTGTGCTTTCTGCTGGTCTTCTTCGTTTCGCTTGTCACGCAAGTCTTTCTGCTGATTATAAAGATGTTCCGCTAGCTTTAGCGCCGCTTCCTGCTCCCTGCGTTCCTCATCGGCTGCGGCCTTGGCGGCTTCACGCGCAGCAGCGACGCTTGCCCGAGATGCGGCGGTCGCGGCCCTATCAGCAGCAGCCTTCCTTTCGCCAGCTTTCATGGCTTCGTCAAGTGCAGCCGCAAGGCCAGTCTGCGCCTGCGCCTGGTCAGCCGCAGCTTTGGCGGCTTCGGCGGCTTCTTTCACGGGGTCGGTGTACTGGCCTCGGCCAATATCTGAGCCGTTAGTGAAAGCCTCCATTGCTTCTTTGCGCCGGGTGCCGCTGGTATCGGCCAGCACGCCATATTCTTGATTTATAGAGCCGCCAAACACCAGCTTATCAAGCAAGGCAAACTGAGGAATAACAGAAGTCACAAACTCTACCGCGCTTGCGCCTAGCTCGACAAAGCCGTTTGCCAGCGCCTCAATGCCTTTAAAAGCTCGGTATGCAACATCCGCCGTCACAAGAATCGCGGTTGAAATTGACTCGGCGGTATTCTTTAGCCCGTCGCCTTTTACTTTGGCGTCGAAAAATTGGTCAGTTAAGCGAATAAGGTCTTTCGTCAGGTTAGCAGCAACCATCGTGGCAAGACCTTGCGCCGCCAGAGTGATATCCGTTAGCTGGTCGTTAAACTGTTCAAACGATTTTCCGGTTTCCGTGTCAATGACAATGCCAAGGTTTCTGGCACGTTCCTTCATTTTGTCTAACCCTTCCGCGCCTTCGTTTAGCATCGGAATAAGGTTAGCGCCCGACCGGCCAAACACATCCATCGCCAGCGCNGTTTTATTCGCGCCGTCTGGCAGGGCTTTAAATACACGGGCCTAGGTCGCGGAACACTTCCTCGGTGTTGCGTAGGGTGCCATCGGCATTCTTGAACTCAATGCCAAGCGCCTTGAACAGCGCAATATTCTTTTCCGTTCCCGCCGCTGCATCACTTTGGAACTTAGTCAATCGCCCAAGGCCGGCCTGCAAAGTGCCAAGGTCAACATCCGCAAGCTTGGGCGGCATAAGCCAGCGCAGACAGCGCCTCCGTGGTCACGCCAATCTTCTGCGCGGTTTTGCTAAGTTCGTCGGCTCGGTTAATTGCCGCCTTAATCGCTACCGCAGCGCCGGTAGCTGCGGCAGTAAGCGCCAAGCCGATTGCAGCGCCCACCTGCTTGGCCGTTTTTTCAATTTCCTTCATCCGCTTCTGAGCCGTCTTTGACGCACGGTTCATATCGGTTTCAAAGTTGCCCGTCATCGCGGCTAGGACAATGGAAATCTTCATTCGGTCTTTGCGCCCAGTGCGGTCAGGATACTAAGGTCGGTTTCGGAATAGCGTTGTTTCTTGACCGTTACCGGCCACGGATTGAGGTAGGGGAGGAAATCAGAAACCTTGACGGGCGTTGCACCCTTGGCTTGGTGTGCGCTCAGGTAAAGCGCCGATAGCTGGGCCACCGCAATTTCCACCCTGTCCTCGCCGGAAGGCTGTTTGGCGAGGTAATGGTCTAGCAGCCGGACTTCCCATGCGGGCCATTGCGCGACCTCGCTGGGCCGCCTGCGGAACGCTACCGCAAGACGGCACAGCCTTTGAAGGTCGGGGGAGTCCGCGATTATTTTCCCGCGTCAGCTTCCTCGCGGTTCACTTCCGAGGCAATCTGATACAGCGCCTCGACAATGCCCGAGTCTACGGACTGAACTTCTTTAAGCGTGCGGAACTTCTTGCCGCCGTCCTCATTGCATACGCTGAACTGCACCAGCATGTGCTGGGCAGTAATGGACTCGCCAAGGTCAATCTCGACCGAAGTGTTCGCGCCGGAGCCAGTAATCTTCTGGCCCTTGACCAACATGGCTCGCTCACCCGCGCTAATACGCCGGAAGTAAACAGGGCCGGTCTTTCCGCGAAGCGTGACCTCGCGGGAAATCAGGCCGGTATCATTAATCAGGTCGTTCAGGAAATCAGTCATAAGTCTGCCGTTAATAAGTGGGGGCGACGGTTGAACCTAGACGGCAGGGCTAGGCCCGCCGCCCCCGAAAAAGCCGTTAAGCCAGGTCAGCCGTCGGCAAGTCCCAATTGACTTCGCCGGAACGCTGGATGGTCAGCGTGCCACGGACGATTTCATTCAGGCCAATGTCGAAGGTGAAGTCGGCCACATAGCCAAGGAACTCAGCGGTCGTGGGGCCGGGCGAGACCAGTCGCTCGTTGGAGTCGGTGCTGGTCGGGCCAGCGCCCGTGTAGTCCGAAAGGGTAATCATCCAGCTAATCGTGTCGCCGGATTCCTTCAGGTCGATAAGCGCCTGGTGGGCCGCCGAGCGCGGGATGAAGTTAATCGGCACAGTGACCTGACCCGGATTCGGGAGACCCTGCTTATACTCGCGCTCCATGCTGGAAAGGCAAGTAATGTCAATCTGGTCAGCCGCGCCACCGAGACCATTGGCAGCGGTAGGGCAGGCAACCTGCAGGATTTCGGAACTCGAGCCGACATACGCGAAGAATACGCGGGTGCCTTTGCTTTCAATAACGCCAGTGGTCATTTAAATCTCCTAGTGAGGGTTCGGCCAAACCCGCACAGGCGGGCGAATACCTCTAGCTGGATGGCCGTCCAGATAGAGGGTTAGGTGACGGGATGGTAGTCCCGGCGAATAAATACGCGCTTGGCCCAAATGCTGATATTGGCGCTTGAAGTGATATAGAACCTGCCGCCGTTGGCTGCAAAGGTATCCAGCGAATAGCCCACGAAGGTGAACGACATGGGGCGGCCCGTGCCGGTGGCGCGTAGCGGCTGCTCGTTAGAGGCGACCGTGCTAGTGCCGTCCGCAATGTCTAGGTCGCAAATAATATAAGCATCGGTGCCGCCAGACTTCTTTGCGATAAAGTCAAGCCGCCAGCTAAACGAATCGCCTACCGTCATGCCGCGATGCTCGTTTGCCACCCATTGAATCTCGGAGTTTCCGATATGGCTTGTAATGGTGCCGGTGCCGCCGTCAATGGTGACAAGGGTTCGCTCGCCTGCGTTAATCGCAATTGCGTTGACCTCTAGGGCGCTAGCAAAATCACTGTAAGACGCCCAGCCGCCGTTAAACGAATCTTTAATCTGGTTCAGCGCCACCTTGCGGGGGTTTCCGCCTTGGACAACGTGCATCAATTCAGCGCCGGTCAGGGCGCTAGCGGCGGTAAGCTGCGGTACGGTCTTATCAGTCATTGCACCAAAATCCTGTCGTCGGGTTCGTCGGCCATATCGCCGGAAAGAAGCATTGCGCCCGTTTCGTCGCCGGACAAGCCAAGCGCCAGGACAGGTTCAGGCGGGGCGCGGCGGCGCGTCCAGAAAGTAAACTGCATCCCCAAGCGGAACCGCTGCGTGTCGAAATCACGCTCATTGATAATCAGGTTAGTCATATGCGCGTAAGGCTCTAGCGCATCGCGCACGGCCTCGGCCAGCGCCTCTACCTGCGTGTCTCCGGTGCCGGTATTGTTTGACCAGCAATCCACCTGCACCGAGTAGTTATCCACGCGCGGCAGTTCGGAAATGCTGTTTTCGGGGACGCCGGAAACGATATACCATGTGACATAAGGCGCGGCCACATTCTGCGGCGCGGCACCGTGGCGGTAAATCCGCGAACCGCATAGCGCCGTTACCGCTGGGCTAGCCTTTAGCAGCGGGTAAACAAGAGGAAGCATTAGGTGGCCCTATTCTTTACCGCTAGCTTCTTGACAATGCCAGCCAGCTTCTTATTGATTTCGTCCACGAATATCTTGACCGCCTGCGCTTTGTTGGCGTCAAAGGCTGGCCGGATAAACGGATGGGCCTGTCGTTTCTCGGTGCCGTATTCCAGCAGGCGGGCCACCTGCGGGGTCGTGACCCTGCGGCCTCGGCTGTCGGGATAAGACTTGCGCTGAACCCGGACGCTGTACATCTCGCCCTTTTCGCCGCCCGCCAACCTGCCGCGCTTGGCGACAATATTCTTTTTTAGCAGGCCCGTAGACTTGCTGACTTCCTCGCCCTCATTGGGCTGGTCAATAATGGCTTGCAAGTTAGCCTGCGTAGCCTTTTGCATCATCCGCGCCGCCTTGGCTAGCGCCGACCTAACCGGCCCGCCCCGCTTGCTTACCACCTCGGGAGGCAGCTCGCGGAGCGTTTTCATTACACCCTCAAGCCCTTCAATGCGGAAGGCTTCACGAGCCATCGGTCACGCCATGCTTAACCCGCAGCCGCAATTCGCGGCGTCCGGTCAGGTCGGTTTCCCAGCTAAGGATGTCGTAGTTTCGGCCATCCCACACCACGCGCCATGACTGGTCTAGGTCGGGGAACCAGCGCAGGTTAATTCTGGCGCTTGTCTCGGCCTGCTTCGCGTCGGCGGCGTTGAACTCGCGGCCCGGCCCGGTCAGCACTTCGGCAGGAACGTCAGACAGCGGGGTCTCGCTGTCCAGCTCCACCGTTTCCCAAGTCCGCGTTAGTGCGCCCGTCTCGCTGTCCTGTTCCTCGACCTGCATCTGGAACGTCACGCGCTGGCGGTATCGCTGGGCTTCCATTAGACGCCAATCTCGGTGCGGTACGGGAACAACAGCACCTCGGCGGCAGACCGCATCTTGGCGCTATCCTCGGGCTTGCTGGCCTCATACATCCGCTGCACCAGCAGGTACACGGCCACGCGCACGGACGGGGCTACATCGTCGTTAGAGGACGGCACATCCTCGGAACTAGACTCGCTCGGGTAGTCTAGCGGCAGGGTCGCTAGCTGCGTCCGGTTAAGGAATCGGCAAGCCTCATCCTCGGCAGAATCAATCAACGCCTGCAACAGCACATCGTCTGCGGTATGGAACACGCGCAGAAACCGCTTTACCTCGGCCACGCTAATCTCGCTCACAGGTAAAACCTCCGCGTCAGTTCCAATCCATTCCCCGCAGCAGCGCCCCGTCTCGGTCGCTTACGCCTCGGAACGTCGGCCTTATGGCCCATGCCAAT